GAATGATTTAGCCCAAGCGTTGTACGGTATATGTCTTGATCGAAAAGGTGCAAACTATCTTACGTTTTACTTACAGGGTGCAACAGGTCGTATTGCTGTACAACAAACAAACTTTGATCCGACAACTAAAAAGTCTGTTCGGTTTGTTACTCGTAGCGCAACCCCTACAATGATTAACAAAGGCTCTAGGTTTGATAAGGCTCTTAGACAAATGTATGCACAATCTTTAGTTGAGGGTGCAGATGCGATGACTCCTTCGGTTAGAGAAGATGCTCTTTCTAGATCAGAAGAGACTCTATATAACAAAGGTGTTAGACTTCGCACTGCTTTAGCTGCAATCTCTGATAGTCAAGTTGAAAAGGTAGCTGATGCTATTGCTGCAGGTATGCCTTTAAGTGACCCTAACTTTCCACAGATGCCAGCATTACAACTAGATCCTAATAACGAATCAGATGCAATTCTTATGGCAGAGATTCAAAAGAAAGGTGAAGATGGTCAAGCTTACATTGATGGGCTTATAGACTTTGCTAATTACAAAGAGGCTATGGGTGCAAATGAAGGAGCAGGTAGACCATACTATACATACTTTAATGCGTATATAGATGGTAAGACTAATGGTCTTGCTGGTAATGGTATGCAGCTTGGTGATGAAAAAGTCGCTACCAGAACTGGTGTACTTCGTGATACAGTAGGTAGAGGCTCTGGAGTTGGACCCCCAAGTCCATTCTTTTTAGATGGAGATCAAGACATACGGGATGTACTTGAAAATACTCTTACTAGGCTATCAGTTAATAGCGAGTATGAAGCGTTTCCAAAAGATGATTGGCCTGAAGTGTATCAAATCGCTAAAATTATATATGGAAATAGAGGATTAAATAAAACCACATCCATGACATTTGGTTATGGTAAGAATGCTGAGGGTTTTAAATCTGATATTGAAGAGTTTATACTAGTAATGCAGGGTGAGGGTACTCCCGAATCCCAACGTCTTAATGAATTAATGTCAATCTTTGATAGTAAATCTTCAAGTAAAGGGAATTTAATTGACGCTATACATTCACATTATGATACTGCGTTGAGAGAAGTTCTTGGTGAAGACACTATGCAGTCTCGTAATGCTATGAGAGGTGCTGCGTTCTTACACTCTATAGCAAATGAATTGTTTACTATCAATGGACCAACAGGTTCCAAGCTTAACATGGGTGGGATGATGTCCACTGGTGCTGCTATAAAAGAAGCGACACCAATAAAGATCTTTGTCAATCAAAGACCTGAAGATGTAAATGAAAGTTATAAAAAGAGAACAACACCAAAGTCTCAAGTGTACGGTGAAGAGGCTACGTCTGCGGCTCCAAAGTTTAGGACTGATCCTATAACAGGTGAACAAACAACTGAAGTAGGTGGTACATCTTGGGGTGCTGCAATACCTATCCCTGTTCAATCAATCGATGCTGCAACAGTAGCAAGGTTGGCATCTAATAAGGGTGGGTATTGGAAAGACATTAGACAAAGATCACAAAACCCTAAGCAACAACCATATGTGTTCCCTATCTATGATGCATTTAAAATGGATGCTGCTTCGTATGATGCTGTTCTTAAGGATGTAAACAAAGCATGGGTAGATATTAATTTTGAGTGGTCTTACTTAAAGCAAACACAGAACTCTCTAAAACAATTAAGACAATCCTTAAATGAAAAGTTTAAGAACCCAAGCCAAGTGTTGCAAGGTAATGAAAGGGCTATGTTAGACTATCTCTTCTCAACTTACACAAGTAAGGAAGGGAACCCTGTGTTAAATATTAACAATAAACTGGGACAAATTATGTACCCTGTACCTGATGATATTTTTAAAGCAGTTAAATCCTTACAGTCTAACATGATAAAGAGAGAGTTTAGAGGTTTTTCAAGTGGACCAAAAGGCATTAGTGTTATTGATCCTAATACAACCTTAACAGTTAAAGACCTTCAAATATTTACACAAGCTCTTGAAGATACTATAAGTCTTGATGGTAGATTAAATAGTTTGATATCTACAACTAATAGATTAAGGTCTGCATTGAAGTCAAAGATTATAGCTAACATGAATAGCGATAACCCTGACCTAGCAGTTCTTCAATACTATTCACATTAAAAAAAATACCCCTACTAGAATCCAATTAAGGAAACTAGTAGGGGCTTTTTTATTTAAGCATACCGTTCTTAGCCAGTAGCTCTCTGATGTCACGCTCAGCATCTTTCTTTATCTGTGCAGCTTCATTTGGTTCCATACCACGTTGCACTGCTTTGTCATAGTTATACTGTAGCATATCTTCGTTAATCTTATTTGAGTATGCAGACTCTGGGGATAACCCAAAGGTTTCTACATACTCCATATCATCCACTCCTGCTCCACGTAAAGCCAAGTAGTTGTACGATTTCTTATCGCTCATTGGTTTCTCCTTAGGCAAAGAAGTAATCAGACTCATAGATCTGTGTTACGTCTAGGTTGCCTAGCTCTGGTTGCTCTACGTCAAGGTTGGTAGCATCAGTGATGATGTTTTGTTGTATCAAGTCGTAGTAATTATCTTTATCATACATATCAATAAAGCTTTGTTTAGTCTTCGCTAGTAGTGCTTCGACATCACATGCATGAGTACTAAAGCAATCATGTACTGCTCCGAAATCACCATTCCATTCTTCAATAACCAATGCCATATGACTGGCATCCTGACTGTGAATGTAGTTAGGGCTGACACCACACATAAACCCGCGAATATCTGGGGTCTTCGTAGGTACTCTTGCCACATGGTTTACTCCTTTGTGTCCTTTAGACTCAGACTTATAGCCACTTATAGTACCTCTACATTTTCTTGTAGCTGTAGTATAGTTCTGATAGATTACTTTAAACCCCGATGGTGTTACCCATGAGAGGTCACTCCTACCGTTGCCATGTATCAGTTTACTTTTGTATGATCTAAGAAGAACTGTGAGTGTGTTGAGGTGTTCAATCTCCTCATCAGTTTTATCTTTCTTTGTGTACAATTCTTTCTGATCTTTAACCAGTTGTTTATATTCTGATCCAGCTGGTTCACCTTTATCATTGTACTTTAAGTATTCACCTATCTCATACTGTGCTAGTCTTTGTAGGTATGCCATAGTATGTAGTGGTCCTGGACATACAAGGTTGATTGCTTTGATTAGCAGCTTAGCTAACTTGTCACAGTCATCTTGTGTTATACCATACTGTATATGGAAGTCCTCTGCTTTACAATCAAAGAACATATTCTCAGCGATCTTCTTTGCACCTGCTGAGTATGCTCTTGTCATACTACCACGTTTAGATATAGCTTTTCTAATATGTTTCATGGGCATCTTATCAAGGATGTTTTTAAGTCGCTCATCAGTTGTCAAATGATATAACTGTTTAGCAGTCTGAACATAGAAGTCATGTTGTATATCTACTGGTATTAGCCCCACAAGCTTCCCTGTCTGGCTGTCTTTAGAAATAGCACCTAGATGCTGCCAACCATTGTTAGACCCGTCTATGGGCACAGGAAGGTGGCTAACGTGGATTCTATTATCTTTGACTGCTCTTTGATAATCAAACCATTCAAAGCAACAGGCAAGGAATGACACAGATTTCTCTGCTATATCTGTTACGATACTTTTCCTACCCATTTCGATAATGACTTCCATGTTATCGTTAGTCCACCTTACCCTGTCCTCAAGGGTAAACTTGTCTACGCTTATGGACTCTAGCTTTTCTTTTTCTAGGTATCCTACGTAGTCAGCTTCACACCAGTCAGGTATCTCATCTATGTTATAACTCTGGTTAAATGTATTTGCTGTGTGTACAGCTAACCAGAAGAGACCATCCTCTGTCATAGGTTTACCCCTAGCAAAGGTCATCATACCCCTAGCGAGGTCAGACCCTTGATAGTTTAGGAAAGACTCTGAGTAGTATAACCTACCCCTATAGTCTGCTTGCATGAACTGATAGAAGACATCGTGATCATAGAGCAGCTTAGCTTTAGTGGTGATGAAACCCCATTCTACTAGCTTGCTTCTACGTTTCATTTCTTTAGCGTCATTATCATCTATTGGTGTTGATGACACAAATGAATCTTTGTTTTCTATAAGAGTGTCATACACACGTTGATTGATTCTCCATCCAGTGCGTTGTAGTTTGTTTACTGAAGTAACCCAAGGGGTTCCAATCATAGGTTCAAACCTTGCATTGTCTTCTTCTGTCCACTCTTTGATTACAGGTTCACCGTCCTGTTGTATGATCTTTGATATTCTATCTGGTCTTTTCAACACAGTGTGTGTCAAAGAGATCCTCATCATTGCTTCTGGTATATCAGCAAGGTCTATCCATTTAGCTGTTGCTGATACAATATAGCTAGTGTTCCTTGTCTTTGGATAGTATATATCTATGTATCCACAGTTATAGAACGCTTCTATAAAGAGATCACCCAACCTCACATGCATGTTCCAGGGTAACCCAGGGGGTTCCCTTTTGATTACACGTGCTATACGTTGACCTATTGCTGTAGATACAGCTGTCAACTGTGCAGTCCCTGCAGGACTATCTGAGGTATCGTAGGTGAATCTCATTTGTATTGTTTGGAAAGCCACTGTTACTAGTCGTGGCATCTCCTCTTTATATTCTTTATACAATCTCAGAAGTACACCACCTGAGTTTGCCTTAGGGTTATTTGGATTAACCCTTGAGACCTTATCAACTAGGTACTCTGAGATGTTGTCGAATGGATTCATACAATCCTCTTTCTGTTATTATACTGTAAAGTATTCGTCAAATCCACCAGATGCTATTAGTCTAGTGGTTTTGTTGTTGTATGTAGCGGATCCTGCAGGTCCAGTGAGTCCTGTAAACCTAGACTTGAGTACCTTGAACTTGATTGTGTTTCGTTCTGACTCTGACTCTGCAATAAGGTTCCTTGAAAAGGCAATGATGTCGAACGAGATCTGCTTGATCGAACCACTGCCTTTGATATCATCGATAGATGCGATGTTCCCTTCCTCAAAACTCTTTCCTCCTTGTGCTTTACGTAGGTGTGAGATGAGACCTAACCACACGTTGTGTCTCTTAACAACTTTAAGTAAGTCAGACATGATTTTATCTACCGCTTCGTTACCAGATAATCCTTCAGAACCTTCCGATACTGCGATAGTAATGTGGTCAAGAACGAGGTACTTGCAACCCATAAGGGCCATGTATTCGATTTTATCGATAAGAGATGAATCCCCAACGGAGCCTTGATGATCCAAGAGAACCAGTCGCTCGTCACCAAACACAACTTCGTATCCTCGTCTAAGTTCTTCCTCACCAGTAGGTGGAGGATCCATGATGTTACGTTTAAGTTGCATGGAGATAAACTTTTCGGCTGTATCTCCAACACTTTCTTCCAGACTAATGAGTCCAACCTTATCACTTGTCTTAGCAAGAAGGTCAAGAACAATCTCTTTAATGACAGTAGACTTACCACTACCAGTGCCAGAGGTAAACAAAGTAATCTCACCATATCGTATCCCCTTTAGTTTTTCGTTAAGACCTTGCATACAATTAGGGTATGGTACAGATTCTACGTTTTGTCTTTCTTTAAACTGTTCCCATATACCCTCACCTGTTACTATCCCAGCAGGTGACCAAAGTTGTGCTGAAAAGATAGCATCATTTAGAACCTTACCCCCATGTTTTATTAGGACTTCACAAGGATCTTTCTCTTTTAGTTTAGCTATCTTTACTTTACCAGCATTAAACATTTTAGCTGCAGCATCTTGTGCTTTTTGACCTGCATCATCTTGATCAAAACAAAGTACAATTTCTTTGAATGAATTGATCCAATCACGTTGCTCTAACAAACTTCTTAGGTTTGAAGCTGAAGGTATCGACACAACATTCCATATTTTATTACTGGTATCTAACATACCTTGAGCTACAGCACAGGCATCAAGTTCCCCTTCAGTGATTACCAACCTGTGTTTACCAGCTATACAAGCAGACTGTCCAAATAATTCACAGTCTTTAAAGTCACCATGTGTTTTAAAT